GCCAGAAATGGTGCAACTGCGCAAGGAGGGTACAGCGCAGTAAGAGTCGACAGCGGCGCGGTTTAGGCCGCGCCAACTATAGGTCGGTTGACATTCTTGTGGCGCGTTGGAGGGGCGTCTTTTCCGGGTGAGCGTTGGGACTTCGGTACCCTCCTGCCACCCGCTTCTTTCGGCCCTTCGGGGCAACCCGCATGACAAACATTTCTACATCACCCAGTTACCTGGAACTGGTTAAAGAAACCCCAGCAAGAGAAGTGGTCGGTTATCTGATCACTGAGGAAGGACTCAGCGCTGTCCTTAACATCCTCAAGGTGCGCTGTCGCGGGACAGTGCTAGGGCCGCATACTGCCGCCCTCTACGACGATTTCGTCGACCTCGTGACTACCGAGACGCGCAGGGGGACCGATATTCGGTTGACCTCGCGTTACTCAAGTGTCATGCGTCGGCTGCGCGGTGATGTACGTGCCATCGTCTGGAAGCACAGGCGTGCTCCGTCCACACACGGCGAGCCAATCACCGTCGGCGACATTACTGCCATCGACGCGCCCGCCGCTTTCCGTCCCGGCCAATACCATCCGCCCGGTCGACGCGCCGGCTTGCCGTGGCTCGGCCGCAGCGCGGCCGCCTTCACCAATCCCGCGTCTTCGGCCTACCGGGCCCCGTCGGACCCGGACAAGCCTGGCGTTGGCAACGAGACGCCCGACACGTTTTATTTCAAGCGTTTGCTCGGAACCGTTCGTCGCCGCAAGCCCGTGGATCCCATCCCGCGCCTCGCGCCTGTCCCCGGTGCCGCCTACTTGCTTGTGCGCAAGGGCTCCTTTGTCCACCCCGTGACCGGCGAGATCAAGCCGATTTGGGCGCGCATTGCGCCGCCCCGGTCCAATGCTTCCGTCGTCGACTTTGCGCAGCCGCCGTCGCCCGGCCGGCCGCGCTACACTGGCCAGCTGACGTCCTACGGCTACACCGGCCCGACGCGGCCGGTGCTGCCCGACCTGGATCCCCCCGGCCTTCGGACTAAGTCGGTGGATTACGGGTTACATATGCTCGATTCCGCCGACTTTGTCGTCCCGCCGCCTGGCTTCCCTTACACCGGCCGCGTGTACCCACTGCGCAAGCCGAAGGCAACCGTGGCGGTGCGGCCGGTGCGCGGCCACGTCCCGCGCCCGGTCGCTTCCGTCCCCGCTGGCGCTGCTGCGGCGCCTGCCGTCAATCCGCGCGGGCCGACTTCCGCCCGCGCCATCGGCATCCGCAATTACGTCGACCGCGTGGACGCCACGCTTCGCCGCGGTCGCCCGCGCGGCAAGCGCGATCGAGGCGCCATGCGCCGCCGTTACAATGAGCTCATCGCTGCCGGCGCCGCTGCCAGCAAGCCGTTGCCGCCGCATTTGCAGCAGCAGCCTGTCGATTTGGAGCCGACTCGCGAGCACACGGGCTGCGAGACCCGTGATGTGATTGCCGAGACGCGCCGCGGCAGCCAGAATCCTGGCCCGCTCGCCGCTTTTTGGGGCTCTTTAGGCGCTTGGAGGGCGGTCCCGGTCGTCGCCGCCGCTTGGGTGGGAGGCGCGTGGCTTGTGCCGCGCGTCCCTGCCGCCCGCAACGCTGCATCGCACGTTTACGAGCGCCTGGCTGACGGAGCCGCCGATGACGCTGCCGCTTTTGGCCGTCCGACTGCTGACCGTTGGCGGCTAATCGCCGGCGGCTGGCGTGCTTTGCGTACCATGCCCGGCTACGGCATCGAGCCGGTCGCTGCCCAGCTTGCCGCCTTGGCGCAGCACACTGCTGCGGCGTCGGCGTTGGATGCGGGGTGCGCGCGCCAGGAGTTCGACGCTGCCATGCGTCGATTCAATGAGGATCGCGTGCGCGACGATCGTGGCGCCGACAGCGATGACGACGGCACCGAGCCGACGCACGAGCGCGCTGGCATCGCGCCGCGCGACGCCATCGCGCGGACAAAGCGCGACTCGCGCCAGCCGGGGCCGCACGCAGATGAGGACCGTCCCGGTCCTGGCCTTCGGGGCTTGATTCTCGCGCCGTCCTATTCTGGCAAGTCAGTATACGCAGATCTGACGCGCGGCAGCGCGTCGTTCCGCTGTTTTGACGGCGACGAGGTCTTTCGCGGCAATTTCCCGCCCGGGGCGTGGTGGTCCGACGGCGTCGAACGCGTTCGCGTTCAGGATGCCTGGGTCGCCGCTGCCTTGGCCCATGGCGGCGTGGTCGCTTTGGCCGTTGAACCATCCGCGGTTCCGTCGCCGTCCGACGTTTTGGCCATAGTCGCGCCGCCGTTGAGCACGCTGCTTTACCACCGCGCTCAGCGCCGTGCGTCACAGCCGTGGCGAGTCGAACCCGACTTTTCAACCGTGTGCCAGCACCGGTCGCGCCTCTTGGCGTATGCCGCTGACAATTTTCTGCCGGTGTACGACGAGTTTGGCGACGCGCTGGCGCGCGACATGACGGCGCGCGCCCGCCTCAACAGTGCGGGCGTGCCCGCTCTCGGCGCCGCGCTTTACGACGCTGCTGCCGCAGCCGCGGCCCGCGCTCACAATGCCCTCATGCACGCTTTGAACGGCAATGGAATTCTCGGCAGCCTTTTCGGTCGGGCCACCGCCGTTTTGGCAGGCGTCGGCGAGTTCGCCGCTCGCTTGCCCGCGGTTAGTTACGGTGCGGCGCGCTACGCTTCCTTCGTCGTTCTCGGCGCGAGCGTTGTCGCTGGCGCCGTGATCCTCATCATTGCCCTTCCGGAGCTTGATGTCGACCCGGACCAGTCCGCCGAGCCTGCTTCCGGCCGCGAGTACGCGTCGCCGCCTGCTTATGGAGCCGATCTTGCGTCGGTACTTCAGGCGGGTTTCGTGTCTTCACGACAGTGCTACGCGCGCGGTGTTGTGGGCAGTTTCCGTCTGGCTTTCCGCCTCGCATTTCGCGGTCAGGCCATCGCCCGCTCGCTCCGCGTGGACAGTTTGTTCGCCAGGTTCGGTCAGGTGGCCTACTATCAGACTGCTTCAGGCCATTTGGCTGAGATGGGCGACCAGCGCGTCGTTGTTCCGCGATACCTTCGCCCTTCGGCCCGCTCTACTGTCCGTTTGGGGCCGCTCGCCTTCCACGTGCATGCTTCGCGCCGCGTCCTCAACACTGCGCATCCGCAGGTGGTCACTTACGACCTCCGCAGGGGTTCGTGGCACGTTTGCAGCCCCATTCTCAGTGCGGAGTGTGCTCGGTTCGACGGCCCGCTGGACGGCGGCGACGCCGGGACAGCCCGTAAGTTCGGCACGGTCCTCGTGCAGCAGAACGCTACGGACACTTTCCTCCGCTACGAGAACAGCGAGGAGATCCATTCCGTGCCGACGCACATGGTCGCCAAAGCCGCTTCGCAATACCGTTGCGCCGGCAAGGTTGGCCCGTATGTCATTGCGACTGCTCTGGGCGCGCCGCACAAGAATGTCGCCCCCGCCGTCACGGAGGCTATGGTCAACGGGTTGAGCGGTAACGAGACTCTGCTGCCGTCACAGGGCACGGCTGGCTACGTCGACGCTTCTACTTGCTTCGAACGTTCCGGCAAACCCAAGATGCTGCAGGTCCATCCGCCGATTCTCGCCGACTCGCTTGTCATTCCCTTGCAGAGTCAGGCCTCATTGCGCGATTCCGTTTACCGCCGCCAGCGCGCGGTTCAATCCACGTCCGCGCTCCCGGCCGAGTATGCCGCGCTTCTTGAAGACTTCGTTTCCGAGTTTCCCGAAGCCACTCCACTCAACCACGCCGACGTGCGGGATTACAAAACCCGTCCGTCGCAGCAGTTGGAGATGAACCAGCTCGCGTTCAACATGTTCGATGGGCGTTCATCAATTTACTGCTTCGCCAAGGCCGAGGGCGTAGGTATCGGCAAGCCGCAGCGCCTCATTACCGGCGCGCACGGGCCGAACAATTTCACTTTGGCCAGGTGGATGATCGCGCTTCAGCTCGCCTTTAACCGCGACTTCTCCTGGTGGGCTCCCGGCAAATCAATGCCTTACGTCCAACAGCGCATCCACGCGATTCATTCGGCGGCTCGTGCTGCCGGCGTTGGTATGGTCGAGATCGACTTCAACAAGCTCGACGGTTCGCAGGGTGCCCCCGCCATCGTTGTTATGGAGCGCATCTGCCTTGGCGTCTTCGGCGAAATTACTCCTGAGTTGCGCGCCGCCCTCGCGTTTGGCCAGGGGGGCATTGCCACTGATGCGTCAGGCGATCCTTACGATGTGGGCTACGGCACCAAGAGCGGGTTCGACGATACTACGGTGCGCAACACCATTTTATGCGCTTTCGTCATATATTGCGCGCTTCGCCAGGTTTCCGAACACGCCCTGGCCTGGGACCGTCTCAAGGATTGGCTCCTGTCAGGCGACGATAGTAGCGGCAGCTTGTGGGGCGGCGACGTGGCCGCCGTGGCCGCGTCGATGGGTCTGAGCGCCGATGTCCGCCCGTACACCGGCGGCTCGACGCGCTTCCTTGGGCGCTTTTACCCGGCGCCCTACGACAACCCGTCGTGCATTGCTGATCCTCGCCGCTTCTTGCGCAAGTTTCATATCCTGCCCATGCATGCCGGCGATGACCCGTGCGTCGCGATGGTGCAGCGCGCCACGGGCTGGCTCATTTGCGATCCTCGCACGCCGTTCGTGTCGGAGTATGCTCGCGCGGTCGTCCGGCTTTACGGCGCGCAGAGCCTTCGTGCGGCCTACCACGATCCGTGGTCGTTTGCCGCCCTGTGCTCCGGCGAGATTTACCGCTGTGACATTCCCGATGGGCCGCTGTTCGGCGCCATTCTCAAGGATCTGGATGAGTGCGATCCCGCGGCCCTCATCGAGCTTCGCGCTGCGATGGAGGTTTTGGCCCCTACTTTCGGCCAGGCTTATCCGTCCATTTCGGAGCGCGATGAGCCCGCTCCGGACGGCTTGGTCCTCAACGGGGTTTTGCTCGGCAACATCCCGCCCGCCCCGCCGCACGAGATGACCGATGAGTCGCGCGAGCTTATTCGCTTGGCCATCGCTCAGAGCCGTGACCGTGTCGTGGCGGCCGCTGCCCGCCGCCTTTTGCCCGACGCTTTGGCCGCGCGCGAGACCGCGGCGGCCGAGTCGCGCGCGGCACGCGCGGCCCTCGCTGATGCGAAGGCTAAAGTTCCGGCGCCCACGGCGCGCGCGGCCGCCGACGCTCTCAGCGATGCTGACGACGACAGCCGATCGCGCGCGCTCGACGACGCTGAGGATATGGGCCTTGCCCGCTCCCCGGCGCCGGCGCGCGACCAGGCGCCTTCGCGCGCCGCCGCTTCGGCCGGCGGGGCTGGCGGGCGGCCGGACGTCGTCCCGTGCTATAAGTGCGGGTCCGAGTACCATCAGGTCCCCAACTGTCCGAGGTGCGGCCAGTGCGGTGAGTTCGGGCATGCGACGCGGAACTGTACCGCCTACGCTCAACGCGTCTTGGCCGTCACCGCCAACAAGCCGCCGGAGGAGCAGCTCCGCCTCTTCACGGCCGCCTTTATGGGCGAGGTCAACGCTGGCGCCCGTGCCGCAACCATTGTGGCCGGCGCCGGCGCGACTGCCGCCGCCCCCTCGCCACGCGCCCGCGAGGCCCCCGCCCAGCGCGGCGCTGATTTGCGCTCGCGCTCGCGTCGGGGCAAAGCGCCGCGCGCTTCCGCGCCGGCCGAGGATGATGATTAACTTCGTCCTTTTCGACCCGGGCATGTCATTAAACTGCCTTCGACGGCTGTCGTTAACTGTCCTAGACCCGAGCGTGTCGTTAAACCGCTTGTTTAGTGCGAACGACGTCTGCACTAGGTGCGTGGCACCTAAAGTCCACGCAGGGTTTGGCCGTACCCGTAAACGGCCAGGGAAAAGCCTCGCAAGCTCACCCCGAGGATCAACGCCGCCGGCGCCTCGCTCAAGTTGCTCCAGAATTTACAACTTCTACCCCCGGTGTTCCCTTCCCGGTTAAACAAATATTGGAAAACACAACCATTTGCCCCGATTACGTCGTTCGTGGGCCCGTCCACGCTGGCTGTGGGCGTGAGGCCGTCCTTTCTGGGCGGCCGCTTCAGGACGGCAAGCCAGCCGTCCCTGTCTGCGGCGTCGACGCTCCCGCGCTGACCCGCAGCGCCGCCGCCCTCGGGCGTCGGTGGGTCGCTGCCGATAGCGCCCTCGTGCCTGGCAGCTCGCGCGCGGGCCTCCACTGGTCCTTGAACCCGCGGGACCTCGCGTGGGACCCCGCCCAGCAGCTGTATTCGTGGGACTCGGCGCCGCCGACGCCGCGCTGTGCCCCCGCTTACGCTAAGCCTGGGTCTGCGCTCACGTTGGTCGTGAGCGACCGCGATGAGCTCCGCGTTTCTGTCGGCGTCGCGCGCGGGTTCGTCCATTGCCCGACGCTCGCTGTCACTGGCGGGCGCCGCACCCGCGATATCGTGGGCCTTTACACCTGCGACTCTGTCCCTGGCGATTGCGGCAGCCTCGTTTTTGCGGAGCGTGGCGTCGTCGGTTTGCACTGCGGCACTTTGCTCGTTGCGGGTGAGCGTCTCAACGCTTACTACCCCTTCTTGATCGGCGGCGTCGAGCCGCCTGTCATTTCGGAGACTCGCCTCGAGAGCTGCGTCCGCCAGTCCGGCGCCGGGGCCCCCGGGCCGTCACTCGAGCTCAGCCGTTGGCGCCCTCCGCCCACGGCTCGGCCTCGGGTTGAGTCGGCCATGCGTGTCGAGGCTGGCATCGTCGGCATGTCGCCCGCTCCCAGCGAGTTGCCGTCTCGTCACGTCGCGGCGGCGACCAGCACCGTGTCTTCGTACGTCGACCTCATTGTGAATCCGTGGGGTGGCTCGCCGATCCGTATCCCCGACCACGTCGTCGTTCCGACTTGCTGCTCTCGCTTCGTCGCCAATCGCACTTACACCATTGCCAATGTCGCCGCGAACGGGGGCAACTTCCTCTTCGGCACTAGTTCTCGTTTGAACGGCGCCTCGGCTACGATTCCTGTGGAGATGGCCTCCGGCTACGTCAACAGCGCACCGCCTGCGCCTCTGATTCCCGTCGCGTGCTACGCCTACTCGCCCGGCAACATCCTGTCGCCGCTGCAGTGGGGCGCTGGCGCGTACACGGATCCGACGTCTTCCATGGCTGTCAATTTGCCCAACCGTACTGTCAACGGGGTCTGGGGCGACGACTACGGCTCGTCGTTCCTTGCTTCCCTGCCTTTCATGTCGGCTTACCGCACTTTGTCCATGGCCATGCGTGTCCGCATCATCGGCCTCCCTTCCGGGCAGTTCATGACGCCGGGCAAGATCTACTTCGCTCAGGTTCGCGGCGATCACACCGACCTGCCCGTCACCGAGCAAGACTTCGTCACCATGGAGCAGTTCGGCCGTGCTAGCCATGTCTCTGCGGACGCTGTCCGCGAGGCCGGCTCCAAGACGGTCTTCTACACGCCCGACGGTGCCCAGAAGTTCCACATGCAGAGCAATTTCTTGCCGGCGTGCGGAGTTTTCACGGGCATTGAGATCGCCGCTCCTGCCAGCGGCGGATTGGGCGTCCGCACTTTCCCTGGGCCGGTCGGTGTCCGCCCCGTCGACTTTACGCGCAACATTATTCCCTACACGAGTCGCGCGGATGTCAGCGGGGGCGCATTGAGCCCGCCGCTCTACGCCACCGCTGCCGGTGACGCTTTGGACTCGTCGAACGCCGACGCTACTTCCCACTTGTTCATCGGCTATTTCGGCGCGATTGACGGGGTCGTTTTGGAGGTCGATTACGCCACTGTCGTCGAGTACATTGCCAACCGTTCGGCCCCCGCGGGCTTGGAGTCGCTGGTCCAGCTGCCGAGCAGCCCTGCCATGGACGCCATTTTCGCCGCCGCGGCCGTTCTCACTGAGGCTAAGCCCGTCATGATCCAGGCTCCTGGCGATCTCACTATCACCAGTGCCACGCGTTCGTCGCTTGCTGCCCCTGAGTCGCTCCGCGCCCGCGGCCAGCTTTCGTCGATGGCCCGTTCCGTTGTCGGCGGCGCTTACCGCGAGTCCTTTTGGGATTTCGACTGGCTCAAGAAGGGGTCCGTCGGTCCCGTGAATTGGGACTTCACTGATGCCGGCGCCGCTCGCGCGGCCATGCCG